ATGCGTGGTTTCAATCCAGGCTTTAGAAAAATGCAACATAAGAGAAAGCTCGTGGCGTTTTTCTGGATCAAATACGTCCTTCATTGCTTTCGTATATTGCCAGAGGAACGGCATGTCGAGTTTCTTGATACCTTCGACACTTTCGGCTGCAAGTATCAGGTTCTGGACGTATCCGTTATCGGTATCCATTTCCAGACCGACTATCTCTTTATGCTCTGTCAGAGTGAGATGATGACGAAGCGCATCGGATGTGAACTGGGACAATAGTTGCTTACGGAAGGGCATCTGAACGATCGGGTACCGGGTGTATTCATCGTCGTATTCATCGACGTCCAGGCCATTGTTGTCAGACTGGTCTAACTGAGATTGATCGACAATTTCTCCGGTGGAGGTATCAACACCGTTAACGATATGCTGACGTGCTTCGGCGGCCGCATCAGAAGAGGGCAACGTAACACCTGGGATTTGTTCCCATGTCATATTGTCGTCGCGGAGGCGGTAGAAATCGCAAAACGTTAAGCTGAGTTCGCCTTCTGGAGGCAACTCATTAACGACTGGAAAATTAGTGGCTACAGCTTTAAAATAATTTTTCAGCTTCGCGCCAGTTTTAATCAACAAATAATCCAGTGTTGCATTTACAGCCTCAAAATCATCGCTGCACCAGAGCACCGCATCTTTATTACCGGATTGTTTTTTTGCTCTGCGGACTAAAAATACAGGATTAGTTCCACTCATTACTTTATCCTCGATTCGTGTAGAATGGAGGTGCCTTAACAGCACCCCGATATAGCAGGTTGTTATGTCCGGTACGCTTTGGTCGGTTGGACCGGACAGGGCACGCCCGCTTCGGTGGGCGTTTTCTTAATGCACGATGCTGAAAACTCTTTCTGAGTAATCGAGTTTGTAGCTGCGGTAGTTACCAAAACCTGCCTTATCACCATCGCTCACCTGCACCGCAAGCAGTGAAATGGCTGTTACTGCACAGTGAGGGCAATCGAACTGACCGAGCACATAGCCGCCATCGAGAACGACGGTTGTTGCACCGTTTTTGATTGAGTGAATAACGCCAGACACTTTCTTTTCGCAGTTGAATAAAGCAATTTCTTTATTTACTGCTTTCAGATTTAATTCGACTTTTACGATTTTCATAAATTATTCCTGTTGGTTTATTCAGGGTGTAAGAATCCACGCCAAACTAATGGCGAATTTTTAATTTCATATTTTGGGACTGCTATTTAGCCTTCGTGCGCCATCTGGTCGTAAGAAGCGCAGCGCTTGGAACAATACTCTTTCTCTTTGCGTGCCAGCTGTGAGCCGTTGCGATAGAGAAGGGTGCTTTTGATTACTTCTTCAGTTTTAACCGGCTTGCCGCAATATCCGCATTTCTTGTCTAACATGACATCCTCCGCTAGTGCCTGAGGCCATGCCCCAGACCGTTTAGATAAACTTCAACCAGCAAATCCTTGGTGTAAGTCATCTCCACGCCGCGATGCAGATACAAACGTCCGCGAGCGTTAGCTGATGCCGTCCAGGTTGAGTCTTTGTGTTTGACGAGCATCCCCGGCTGAACTGCGCCGCGGTTTACTGTCTGTGTACCGTAGTGCTGATGAACCATGATGTTCTCCAGTTTTCTGAGTGAACTTCGCTGGTGGCGCTGCGGCGCTGATTTTTTCACTCTGCAATTCGCCACCGCGAAGCTCACTTCTGTGTTTGCCCTTGTCGCCAGGCTGGCGGAACATTTCAAACCTACTGCGCGTTAATCTCGCCACCTCATTCCGGTCTTCGTATGCCCCGGACGGCTACTTCGTGGGCGTCCTGCCTCGGTGGTTGTGTTGATGTGGATTTATATTAAGCCTCAGACTTAATTGGTGTCAAGCCTTCAACTAATCTCATGGTTAAGTTTCGGGCTTATTTTTTGACGAATACACGTGAGTAGAGGATGCTATGGTCAGAAAAGCATCATAGAGGGTTGGTTATGGATCGTGACGAACTGGAAGAAGACCGCGCAGCATTCATTGCGGGTGAGATTGGTGGTGCAGTTGTCAGTCTGATAGCTAACGGGATTGTGATCAGCCGGTATGCAATTGTTGACAGCCTAGAGGCTAAGCGCAGGGCAGTGGGAAATGTGATTCACAAAGGTGTATTGCGGGATGCGGCAGCTATGATGAGAAAAGGGCAATAAAAAACCCGGCGCGAAGGCCGGGAGTCAAAACTTTACTGGAAACTTTTAATCATTAGATTTTTTTTGACGTAATTCAGTCTCTCGTTGTGTATTTCTGTAACCGTCGCAATTACGCTCACACGCTCCCCTACCTTATATTTACTTTGCAAGTTACCAAGCATTTCAATAGGATATGAGCATTTAAACTTGCCGAATTCATTGACTATTTCCAATTTCCCGAACATAGATAATAAAGCTAATTCACCGGTGATAACTTCATCGTAAGGTTTGGATACATGTGTGGTCATTAGGCGCTGAGATAACTTACGTAAACGTTCATTGTTCAATGAAACATGGCGTTTTCCATTACTAAGAGGGCCAACCCAACTAAGATCAAAGTTTAAGTTGTTCTTTTCACATTCTTGGGCAATTTTTTGCAAACTGGCGGCAGAATTTGTACCTATTTCAGCAATTTTCGAGATGAACTCAACGTCACTATCAGTGCCTAAAAGTGAAAAAATCTCCTTAACAGCATGGCTCGAAACAGTATCAACCAATTCACACGATCCTGTTGAAAAGGTGATAGCTAACCTTGTTGAGCCTGGTGTTAAGTCAGCAAGCCGCATATCTAGTTGTGTTCTTATACTTTGCGGTACTCTACTGGAGTCTTTACCGCTTGAGATTCTGTGTGTCGCTTTTTGAATTAGCCCTGCCAAACTGCCAGATAATGCAGAAAGAAGCTCTAAAGGAATTGTTCCAAAATCAACCAAAGTCCCTCTGAGGCGTAACTCCATGAAGTCAACCAGTGGGTGTCTCGACTCGATGTGACGTTTTTCTTCCAGTAAATCGCTTAAATGAGAATCCATAGAGTTGAATAAAACTCTATCAGCAAAAGTGTGATTACTCGTTAGGGAAAGAGAGTCAACCTCACGCTGAACGAAAGCAATTCTGTCATTTAATGACTTGAAAATTTTATCATCGTTCATAGCATGATCCTCACCAAACCCTTTGGATTCTCCTTACGATCAAAACCAAACCAACCGCGCCAGTAACTTCTTCTTTCACTATAGTTAACTTGAGGGTGGTTTTCAGCCAAGAGCAGAACATCAATATTAAAATTCTGCTTTACGTATTGACGATCCAGCATTGCTCCTACCTGACCATGCAATGTAGAAGGTAACTGATTCAATGCTTGATAATCTAAAACTAAAAGCAAATCAATATCATCTGGCTCTGGTTTTTCTGTAGTAAATGAACCATCTATCCAAACTTCGCTAAAACATTTTATTTGCAGGTTAATGTCGCGAATGAATTTCATATGCTGTATATATTTACAGTATAAATCATTTCGGCGCAATGACTTTGGAAAGCTATCAACACATAAACGCTTCAGTCCGTCGTCATCAAAATCATGGAAACCCGCGGTAAGTAACGGGGGAAAACACAACTTTTGCATGCATTGCCTTGCTGTAAGTATTTACGTTTTTGTGTAGTGTCGAGTTTTTGATCTAAGTGCTATTTTCGTATGCGTCGTGAAAAATATACCTTGCTTGTTAGGCACACGATAACAAATTTATATTAGACTAACCATTTGAAAGTAAACACATTATTCTGGTTCACTTCTAATTCTACGCCCCATGTACTTCGCGTATAGTTCGTCGAGCTCTTTCAATCGCAGAGATACGATCCGCAACATGTTCTGTTGTTCTTCTTCTGGCAGTTGGCGGTAGAGCTCCAGCAGGCGCTGTTCGTCAGGCTTAAGGCCATCCTTCTCTCCGACATCCTCACCAAGTAGCCAGGGGACGGATACCCCAGCAGCATCAGCAACAGCTAATGCTGAATTTTTGCTGATAACCCCTTTTTTAAACCAGCCATTTACGGATTGCGGAGTAATCCCTGCAACCCTTGCCATATCAGATTTTGTCATTCCCCGCTGCGTCAGTTCTGTCAAACGCTCGATGAGAATCGGGTTAAGTATTTTTTTCTCAGCCATATCAAAAGAATAAGCCTTTTGCTTATAAAATAAAACTCGCCCAAGGCTTGATTTGTATTTAAGTCTAAGGCTTAATTTGTTCGTGTATCTTTTGGAGACAATGATGAACGGATTAGAGAAAGCTATCAAAAAAGCAGGTAATGCCAGCAATCTTGCAGCATTACTGGGCATAAAGCCCATGTCGGTTAGCCGCTGGAAAACGCGTTATAAAGGTGCTGTTCCTCCGGACCGCGTATTACCGATTTTCAGGGTTACAGGTATTACACCACATGAACTTCGACCAGATTTGTATCCCAACCCTACGGATGGATTACCAGCTCAGGGAACCGCGGCTGCATATCAAAGAGTAGCCAGCACCGATAGTGGCAGAGCCAACCACGGTCGAAACAACATACCCTGACGTACAGACAAACTGGCAGGACGCCAAAATGTACGCGGAGGGTTGGAATGACTGTCGTACAGCCATGCTCGCGACTACGCAGTAACGTTTCTTGATGGTATTGGTGTGACTAAATTCACAGTTAGGATGTGACATTGTTAATAATCAGCATTAATTGCCGCTTTGAGCAATTATGTCTGGTTATTTAAGTGGTGTTTTTATGGTTTCTTCAATAAATGGTTCTGGATACGGTAATTTCTACAGCACTAATGACAACCCATACTCAAGACCATCGGTTTCATCGTGTTCATCAGGCCAGATCTGCCCACAGACTGGCTTGTGGAAAAATGAGTCATACAAGGTTGTGACAAGTGTAGACAAAGGTGAGGTAATGCCGCAGTACCAGGGGAGGGATGTTGAGTGGGAGTTAGAACGAACCAATGCTGACGAGAGTGGAAACAAGTCATAGGAGTAATGGTCTGAGTGTGAATACAGTAAGATTATACGGTCTTTACATTGGGAGGGTGAAGGGTTCATGCCGATTAACGACATCGCCGTACTGATTTTTTCTTTTTTAGCCTTAAGCGTATATGTTTTTTGCGCTGCTAATATCGTTGTTCAGTTAAAAATCCATGACCTGAAGCGTCTGCTGCAGGATGACTACGAGAAAGCCCGCCGGAATCTCGTTAAAGAGTGGGAAGAGGCTGGTGGAAAAATGACCAATGAAATATCCACCCTGAAAATCGAAATGAAATCCCTCAGGAACCAGTTGGCAAAACTAAATAAGCCCGCAGAAAAAGACCTCAGTAGTGTTGATGTACTGGGGAAGAAAAGACAGCAAGAAGATGCGTCTCAGGTAAGCTTTGTAGATTCGCTCGCTAAAAATGACAAGCTGCATTGATTTAACCTACGAAGTTGAGTAAGAGAGCAAGACGGAAGCGATCCCCGCCACTCTTTTAGTTTGGTATCCTCAACGCACCCGCACTTCTAACCCGCTTCGGCGGGTTTTTTCTTGCCTACACAGTTTTTCCTCTCCGATTTAGTAAATTCCGAATGCTCGGAAAAACTTAGTGTATACAAAGATATGGCTTTGGCAAAAAGTGCTATTAACCACTTGAATATGAGGTTTAATAGGTTTACTGTATAAATGTACAGTATATTGATGTAGAGGGAATTATGAAGATAGAACTTACCATCAACAAATCAAAAGACCTGCCGCGCCGCGCCATACCTGCACTTGAGAAAGAGTTGCTTAAACGACTTCAGAATCAATATGAAAATTGTTCTCTGGTTATCCGCAGGGCTGGCGGCGATAGCCTGACTGTTTTCGGTGGCGATAAGGGCGATAAAACGAAGGTGGAGGAAATCCTGCAGGAAACATGGGAAAGCGCCGACGACTGGTTTTACTGAACTTGGGTTAGCCGGCGCGCAGATAACAGAATACCGAAAATGTGTATCCCTTTGATGCTGTTGCCGACAACTTTTAACCGCGTCTGTGTCGATTGAAGGGAGAATAAAAAGTGAGTAATTCAGCATTGCAGGCATCAGATGATCATTGGTACGACCTTGTCAGACGTTCTGATGGTTGTGTTATGTTTAGCTTTCCTTCATCTGGCAGGCATCTGATATATCGCGTTAATGGAATGGTATCAATGCGACCTTTGCTCGATGATGAAGAAGTCTTTACTCCCAATGGTTTTGTGCAATTTATCCGCCGTCTCGGCTACCGGGTAACTCCGCCTTCTGATAATATGAAATCAACGGTCTGAACAACCGTAACCTACTGCGCCACGGAGAGAAACCATGGCGCACGAACTACAACTCATCAAGCAATCTTCAGGAATCCTGATCCCGGCCACTCCCGAGACCAGCGATATTCTGCAATCAAAAATCAAACTCGGTGCCGTACTGGTAGCCGAATTTCGTCAGGTGAGGAATCCCGCTTTCCATCGCCGTTTCTTTGCGCTCCTGAATCTCGGGTTTGAATACTGGGAACCTACTGGCGGGGCGATCTCCTCCAATGAACGAAAATTGGTGACCGGGTACGCTAAATATCTCGCGGCATTTGGTGGAAACGAAGGTGCGCTTCTTGATGCAGCTGAGCAATACCTCGATCGAATCGCTGACAGGCGTGCAGGAAGTATCAGCGCCTGCAAATCTTTTGATGCATACCGAGCCTGGGTAATTGTCGAGGCTGGCCACTACGACGCCATTCAACTGCCTGACGGAACCCTTCGTAAACACCCCCGCAGCATTGCTTTCGCCAACATGGAAGAGACTGAATTCCAGCAGTTGTACAAAGCCGCGCTCGATGTTCTGTGGCGCTGGGTATTGTCCCGGGCATTCAAGACTCAGCGTGAAGCGGAAAACGCCGCAGCGCAGCTCATGAGTTTTGCGGGGTGATGGCGATGAAATATTCCTGGTTCCACCATCACGAATGCACAACCGAGCAAGCCGACGAGCTGGAAGCCCGCTATCGCGCAAAGCAGATTAAGACCGAGCGCAGTCTGGATAATGACTTCATTCACTGGACGATTAGTGCGTTCTTGCCAGAAACATCTAAGCCTCCGCGTCAGGACAGAACCTGGCAACAACGGATCTGGAGGTGAATGTGAAAGTCTACGATATCACCCCAATGGGCAAGCCCAGAATGACGCGCGCTGACAAATGGAAAAAACGCCCCGAGGTTCTGCGTTACCGGGCTTTCTGTGATGAAGTTCGTCTGCAGGGTGTTGAGCTGCCGGAAAGCGGTTCGCATGTCACCTTCATTCTTCCGATGCCTGCGAGCTGGAACAAAAAGAAACGGGCTGAGTTAAACGGTAAACCACACCAAGCTAAACCCGATTTCGACAACATGATGAAAGCGCTGATGGATGCCATTTACGAAGATGACGCTCACATCTGGGATTCACGCGTCACAAAATTATGGGGAGAAAAGGGACAAATAGTTATCGGGGAGATAGCAGAATGAGGGCGCTGCTGAAGCCGGTGGTTGCGCGTGAGCTTGGAGTTGTGCTGCTCAAGCCGGGCAGCGAGCTCATGTCATTATTCAGTTGTGAGTGTGTACTGGTGGAAAGCCAGCCGGCAGTCATGGAACGGTTGCCTGCTGGCCGTGTTCCTGACGTTCGCCAGCCGCTTGCCAGTGACGGGTCCCTGAGGCCGTTCTTCCTGGATGAAAAGGTTATAAAGGCTGCTGGTGGTTTGAGTGGTCTTGATTACTGGCTTCTGTGTTATGGCGGTAATTGCTGCCAGTGGCCACACAGCGATTACCATTATCACGAGTTAACCACTATGCGTCATGAACCCGGATCGGTTCTCCTGTGTGGACATTGTGATGACCATTTGCGTGACCACTACAGCGAACAACCTGCAGAGCTGGCGATAGGTAATCGCTGGACGGCTCCCAGATATCTGGCATGGATTAAAACTCAACCCTGCGAAAGCTATAGGCGACCGGCAGATGATCCGCATCACCTGATTGGCCATGGACAGGGGGGGATGGGAACAAAGGCGCACGACTTGTTTGTTATACCACTGTGCAGAGAACATCACGATGAGTTGCATGCTGATTCTGTGGCATTTGAAGCGAAATATGGTGACCAGTTGTTGCTTATTTTTCGGGTTATAGATCGTGCGCTGGCAATCGGCGTACTGGCATGAATAGGGGAGATAACATGCGAGATATTCAGATGACTTTAAAACGATGGGGCGGTTGGGTGGCAAGCGATAGTTCAGGAGTGAACTATTCTCCAGTAGCAGCAGGATTCAAGGGGCTGTTGCCCCAGGCATGCAAAACCAGATTGTCTTGCAGTGATAACGATGGGTTAATTATTAATGGCGCTATGGCCAGGCTTAAGAAACATGATCCTCTTTTATGTGTGATGCTTGAATGGTATTACATCCATTGTATTCCCGTTCGTGTTATGGGGACAAAGTTGGGAATTTCCCATACGCAAGTATTAAAGCGACTGCAGGCTGCTGAGGGGTTTATTGAAGGCTGCCTGGCGATGGTGGATGTAACTCTGGAGATGGATATAGAATGCACGAAAAAAATACAGACACATATAAAGCAAAAAAGGTTGTGGAATTCCAAAAAGCTATTTAGTCTGTTAACTATTGTTATTTCGCTCCGCAACTTGTTGCAACATCAGCTTGATTTTGCAGTATTTTCCAGATGATACCATGATTCCTGGCCCCTGTTTTCAAGCCGAGGCCAGCAGGACGCGGCAACCTAACAGGTTAGATGAAAAGGAGTATAGTCACTATCAGCGTGCAGCATGAGCTCTTAAGACCTGTTAGCCAGTCGTTTAGATAGATTTTCGGATACATATGAAACTCTCCCTGTTTTTAAATTTTCTTTTATGATTCCAGAAGTCAGGGTGAGCTACAAGTCATGAGAGATACACGTTCGCTGCAGATGGGCCTCGTAGACCATTTATTCGACAAAACTCAACGCGCAATCCGGGAAGGAGTACTTCTGAGTCACGGAGATTTAGAGCTGAAATGTGAAGCTGAACATCTATGCGACCATCGGAGGGGGTGATTAGACCTTTACCGCTTTTGCAGTCAAAGGCTGTGACAATTCCTGTCATTTTACGAGACAAAAAAATTCCTTAAAGCTAATAACGAGGTGCACTATACACATGCCTGTAGATAATGCCAGAAATACTTTTCGGCCATCGTGAGATCTGGACGGCTAAAATAAACATTGATTATTACATACGCCCATGCGTTAATGATTGGGTCGGTTTGAAGAACAGACAAAATACAAAGTAGTTTACTAAAGCAGTTCTCATTTCAGGTGTTGTATATTTATCCCTTCTTTGAGTCTCTCCACTAAGCGCTAAGTAGTTTCTGTAATAAAACCATGTTCGCCGGAAGGCCAAATTAAGGAATAAAAATGTCAAATAAAATGACTGGTTTAGTAAAATGGTTTAATGCTGATAAGGGATTCGGTTTTATCTCTCCTGCTGATGGTAGTAAAGATGTGTTTGTACATTTCTCTGCTATCCAGAGCGATAATTTCCGCACCTTGTTCGAAGGTCAAAAAGTCTCATTCTCCATTGAGAATGGTGCCAAAGGTCCGGTTGCTGGCAACGTAGCTATCACAGAGTAAAATCCTTATTTGTCTGTATGCAATATCGATGACGGCTAAAGCCTGAGTAGACATACTGACAGAAGTAATGGATGTATTGTTGGATCAGTAGAGTTAAAATGTTACTGATCCGGCATTAAAGGCAACGGTGAGCATATTTCATCTCAATCTTGAATGAGAAAGTATACTGACCATTGTCGTTAAGTGTTGGTTCACTGCACGAAAAGTCTAACGTTCAGAGACTGACTGCTTGCTTTACACGATAAAGTACGCAAGGGGATGGTTTTCCCAGATATCACAATAATTACTATTCATTTAATATGAAAATACTAAACCCGCAGCCAGCGGGTTTTTTATTATCTGTAGCTTAATTAATCTTAAAATACAGATGAAGTGATTCTGTGCGAGAAACAGTATCTCAAACAGATTCAGGCTGCTTCTTTTTGATTCGTCTGGAATACTTTATTGCAATGAGGACAGATTAAAAGGGAACCTTTTTGTACTCTTGAAAAACTGTGTTCAGATTGCTGGGTACAGTTTGGGCAGGTGCATTTGACAAGATAGTTACGGCGTGATTTAGAGTCTTTACGTTCTGACATAGGCTTTTCCTTGATGTATGGACTTCAACTTTACCTTAATTTGCCCAGAAAATCTTATTTTTATGAAAAGATGTGGGCTGATAAAAAATATCGGTGACTGAATTGATATAGCCATTAGTAAGATAACGAGTATAGATTGATTGTGATGAGGCACCGAGAAGACAGTGTTTGCGGGAATAGCACTAAGAAAACAGTTTCGCAAAGAACCTGCTGATGAGAACTCTCCTCTCAGGAACAATGTTGTTTTTGAACTGGTTATTTGAACGGATTTTTTACTCTCCCCTCCTGTTCGTCCCAGCCGACTTTGTTTTGCATGAAAGGTAAGCAGGTCGGATTTTGTGCAAACGACTAAATTTATGTTCAAAAAGAGAACCAGATAACAACCCCTGCCAAGGTGATCGCTATAGCGGTGAGGCAAACGTTTTTAAATCTCTCTCTTTTAACTGCCTTCACGAACGGGTTTACGGTTTGGCAATGTGGGCACATCAGGGCATGTAAGGTGATCAGTTTCCCGCAAAAGGGGCAGGGTTTAGTAATCATTGGTACAAAGTAAATTAAAGGAATATATCCAGATTTTACCACACTTATCGAGTTGTTTTAATAAACACTCTGATATTTCAGACATATTCACTAGTTGCAGACTTACGGGAAACATCCGCTACGTGCTTTGTAGATAAATCCAGCCCGTGAAGCCTGAGCCTTTCATCACACACAGCGCCATCCGAAGAAATCGGAGGTAGGGCTATGACCAGAATGAGCACCACGGACAGCAAACATTGAGTTGTGGCTTCTGGCAACGCTGCATTATCTGTTCCGCTCTATACTATCTGCTGAGTATCGCGGAGGAATGTATGAAAGAAGGGTATTACTGGATTCAGCATGTCGGTGTTGTACAGGTAGCGTACTACACGAATGACACTGTTGATGATCTGGAATCGGGTAAAACAATCACAGGTGTCTGGCATCTGACAAGGGGTGATGACATTTGCCATAACGGTGAAGCAGAGGTGTTAGAAGGTCCTCTCTCTCCGCCAATGTAAACAACTTAACTCACTTCGAGGCTGCCAACTGGCAGCCTTTTTCATTTCAGGCTCACGGGTATCACTCACTACGTGCTTTGTTGATAAATCCAGCCCGTGAAGCCTGACCCTTTAATTACACACAACGCCATCCGAAAAATCGGAGGTAGGGCTATGACCAGAATGAGCACCATTTACAGCAGACTTTCATATGGAACAGGAACCACGCTGACCGGCTGCGGTGTATCAGCGAAGGCATATGCCGAAACAGCTAAAACAGCAAAAGAGGTGTCCTGGATGTTGGCCGACAGAATTGCAGGGTTAAGCCTGAGCGACTGGGCAATTATTGTCGGTATTGCATGCACTGTTATCACCTGTGCAGTGAACTGGTATTACAGGAAAAAGGAAAGGGAGGATCGGCTTAATGGCAATGCCACCAAAGCTGAAGAATAAACTGAGCGCAGCGGTCGTTGGTCTGATTCTTGCGGGGGCTTCCGCACCCGTGATTCTCGATCAGTTTCTGGATGAGAAAGAGGGTAACAGCCTGACGGCATATCGCGACGGCGGCGGAGTGTGGACCATTTGCCGTGGCGCCACGATGGTTGACGGTAAGCCAGTAGTTCAGAGCATGAAACTGTCTGCTGAGAAATGCGCCCAGGTGAACGCCATAGAACGCGACAAGGCGCTGGCGTGGGTAGAGAAAAATATCCAAGTCCCGCTGAGTGAACCTCAGAAAGCGGGTATCGCTTCTTTCTGCCCTTATAACATCGGTCCCGGAAAATGCTTCCCTTCCACTTTCTACAAACGGATCAATGCTGGCGACCGAAAAGGAGCCTGTGAAGCGATCCGCTGGTGGATTAAAGACGGCGGACGCGATTGTCGCCTGACAAAAGGTCAGAAAAATGGCTGTTACGGTCAGGTAGAGCGACGGGATCAAGAAAGTGCGCTGACGTGCTGGGGGATAGACCAGTGAATAAAATATTTGCTGTGTTGCTGCTGGTGGCCGGTGCGTTTCTTGCCGGAAGCGTCTGGAGCGACCGTGGCTGGCAGAAGAAATGGGCGGAACGCGACAGCGCTGAATCCTCTCAGGAAGCTAATGTCCAAATTGTCGCCCGCATTATTGAACAGGGGCGAATTATTGCCCGTGATGAGGCCGTTAAAGATGCACAAGCACAAGCCGCTAAAGCAGCTGCTACTGCTGCTAGTCTGTCTGTTACTGTTAGCCAGTTGCGCAACGAAGCAACCAAACTTGCCATCCACCTGGACGCCGCAAAGCACACCGCAAATATTGCCGCTTCCGCCAGAAGCAAAACAGCCGGAGCCGACGCCACAATGCTTGCCGACATGCTCGGAAGTATTGCAGCAGAAGCTAAATATTATGCTGAGATTGCTGACGACCGCTTCAATGCCGGATTGACTTGTGAAAGCATTTATGGGGCCATAAGGAATACTAATAGTGGACCGCATAGAAATATGCTGAATAAAGCGAAAAATTAAGAGGTTAGTACTTTTTATAGGTACTACATTTGAATTGTCCAATGAATGAAATACGACTCATCCGTGAGTCAAAAATCCCTGACAACTTAGGGTGATAGATAAAGGTCTTAAGCAGCATGGCATAATTTTCAATTTTAGCCATTTAAAATAATTTTTATGTTCAAAATCATGGGTGATTTACTTACAAAACTAAACCTTGCTATGTTTGGTTAATCATGCGTTAATGAATCTCTGGTTTGTTACGAATTTATCTGAAGCAGTCACTGTAATAATTTTATTTCTTGTTCCTGTTGAGATTTCCTTGTTAGCTTTTCTCTCTGATAATTTTTTTCGGACCATTCTGCCCAAGGGCTCACTCAATTAAGGTAATTATTATGTCTAATAAAATGACTGGTTTAGTTAAATGGTTCAATCCTGAAAAAGGTTTTGGGTTTATCACCCCTAAAGATGGCAGTAAAGATGTGTTTGTACACTTCTCTGCTATCCAGAGCAATGATTTCAAGACACTGAATGAGAATCAGGAAGTAGAATTTAGTGTTGAACAGGGACCTAAAGGCCCCTCAGCAGTTAATGTCGTGGCTGTATAAGGGTACTGTTATTACTAACAATATTCACTTCAGATGCCCGTGTTGTCACGGATCTCAGTACAGAACGTCAAGCTTTGATGTTACTGAAAAAAATCCTTTCGGAGCAAAATGTATTTTTTGCAAATCAACAATGATAACATTTGATAATGTTGCACTATACATTCGTTCTAGTCAGACTTCGTTAGATTTTAGAAAATAAATTCCAGGCTCCTTATGGAGCCTTTTTTGTATGCTTAACCGTTCATTTATGTAAGAACCATCACGGTATAATTATGAAAAAAGTAATTGTTTTTTTAACTCCGAACCAGCAGTAGTTGTATCCGTAATGAAGGGTATTACAACGATAATGCGTGAGTTTCCTAATGGGGAAAAAGCTCATCTACCCGTGATGTCTGCGGGATTTCCATCTCTGACAGGAGACCATAAAATAGTTTATGTAGCCTCCGATCGTGATGTCAGTTCCGAAGAGATTCTCGAAGCAGCATCGAAGCTTTTGAAATGATATCTGATGGTTTCGTTATCGACCCAGATTTCAGCTCAGCGGTTTGTGTGGTTTGTGAGCTATTATTGTATGAGGATTGTACTGCAACCTCTTGATTATTGGGTCTTTCCATTCTATCTTTTAAGCATGTCAGCGCTTTTAAAAGTGCTCCATGGGGAATGTAACATGCCTGGCGTGGATATGTTAGAGATCAAGAGAGGTAAACAATGAACGTTGAAGATTTAAAAAGAAAAACTGAAGCGGATATTTCTGAATTCATTACGAAAAAAATTATTGAACTCAAAAAAAAGACAGGAAAAGAAGTTTCCGACATCCAGTTTACTGCCCGTGAAAAAATGACTGGGCTTGAAAGCTATGATATTAAAATTACATTAATTTAATAGTTATAAGACTCAATTCGAGTAAAAAAGCATTACCTTTCAAGGTAATGCTTTTTTATTTCTGTCATAAAATTAAGAACGTTGTCAAAGCCTTCGCTTCTATGCATAGATTTTCTGCCTTCCTTTTAACGGGGCCTTCTGGCGAGCTCGGCTGTAACGGGCGACAATCGCAGAGGCTCTTTCTATTTATGAAAAAATTCAACTAACGACCGTTTCCGTTTTCTTTCCTCATACTAAAAAATTTGTATCTAATAAACAGGATTATACCGATGCCAGCACGCGCTAAACGCCCATGCCGACACAAAGGGTGTGCGGCAATCACCAATGATGTCAGCGGATATTGTGACCAACACCGACAGCAGCATGCTGGTGACGGCTGGCGGAGTTATCAGGCAGGAAAGAGCAGACAAGAACGTGGTTATGGGCGGTCCTGGGAAATCATACGGGAGCGTATCTTACAGCGTGATCAATTCCTGTGTCAGAACCATCGCCGGCAGAAGATAGCGAAGAAAGCGACCAGCGTTGACCACATAATCCCAAAAGCTCATGGCGGTACTGATGACGATTCCAATCTTGAGTCGTTGTGTTGGGAATGCCACAGAGCGAAGACAGCAAGAGAACGTATTCGATGATAATATTCACTGCTGTAATGCATAAGAACAGTTTCTACATTCATGCAGATACCCGGAAGGAATTTTGGGTGTTTTTAAGTAAAACACTGGGATGGGGCAAATTTGAGTTAATTCGCCCCTCTGACGAGTTTAGCCCTACTGGAGGGTTGTTTGAATTAGTCGAAGTGCGTTCGGCAGATTCAGAACCCCCTGAGTCAGTAACTGTAGGGTCAAATGTTTTATGGCGTCTCCCGGAAGCTCTCGGAGTTTTGAAATCAATCCCTTCTTCTGATCTTCAGATATATTTGCGACACGGATTATATCCTCAAGGGCAACAATCGTGTCATTGTGTAACCGAACGGTTTGAACCTTAAGGATCGCACTTAAGCCGCCATCATCAAGAAGAAAATCAATTCCTTTCTCTGTAATGTTGCAGTATGGGGCGTTGAAAATAAAATCAACGCCAGCCATGGTTTCGCTGCGTACGAAGGGTGTAGAAACAAGACTATGCATTTCAAGATATAGCATGCACGCCACAAAGTGATCATAGTTATCAAACTTCTCAATGAGGTCTCGCTCCTGTGCCTTGTTTAAAGAGTTGGGAGCACAATCTATAAGAGCGTTGAGGATCTCAAGTTGTAAGGCTCTATCATATTTTCTAGTTTTATCCATTTCTTAGACTCCATCGTTTATTTATTGAGATTAACTGAAGACACTATGCTGAACATCCTGATGAATGACCAGTATCTGCTTTTGCATGCTTTCTTGCTGTCATCTTCAAGGGGGAGGGGGGATCAAATCCCTGACCCCTTTCGCGCTTCAGGACTGCCGCTCCCGGTAGATTTTTGCGCGTGAGAAATAAGAAATTTTTTTTTGAGCATATTTAGAGGTGTTTCGACATGGGTTCGGGAGTGAGAGCACCAGGTGGCGGTCGTAAGTCGAATAACACAGGAACGCAGGTTAGTTCTCTTACAAGAGCCGTTTCCCCGCCTGATGAGCTTCTTGGTGAAATGGCTGTTGATGCCTGGCGACGGACGTGCAAAATCCTGATCAACAGGGGTACGTTCGAGATGGAAGATTGTTATTTACTGATGGAATACTGCAATACAGTGCAGCTTCTGTACGACGCGAATCAGGAAATTAAAAGCGATGGTCTTGGCGACGACACTGCTGCAGGTGGACAAAAACTGGGTGCGGCGGTAAAGGCCAGGAGCAAATATATCAGCGAACTTATTCGTCTCAGTGTTGTGTTGAAACTGGACCCCAACAGCCGCATCAGGAAAAAGCAGCCAGGAGATAACACCAACCCAGGAAACGAATTCGACGAATTTTAATTGGGTCTTTAGTCCCTTTTTTTATGGGTGGAGTATATGGCGGCATACCCGAGCGTCAATCTGGCGAACGCTTATGCACGCGATGTACTAAGCGGGAAAATCCTCGCATGTCGATATATCAAACTGGCATGTCAGCGCCATTTTGATGACCTGAAAAAATCACTGGATAAGAACTACCCCTATCAATTCAACAGAGACTTAGCTGAACGTGCATGCAGATTCGTTCAGTTGTTACCCCATTCTAGCGGGGATTTAGCTGGGCAAAAATTGATACTGGAACCGTGGCAAAGTTTTATTTTCTGTTCAATTTTTGGCTGGGTGACGAAAAAGGATAAAAAGCGGCGATTTCGCGAAGCATATATCAGGGTAGCTAGGAAAAATGGGAAATCCTTTTTTGCGGCCGGGATTGGCACTTACATGTTTTGCGCTGATGGTGAAAACAGTGCGGAAGTCTATTGTGGTGCGACGACAATGGCGCAGGCCAAGAAGGTTTTCACTCCAGCCAGGCAAATGGCGGACCGATTACCTTCTCTCCGGGCTAAATTTGATATCTCAGTATGGGTGGACAGCCTGACCCGTCCTGATGGTTCCGTATTCGCACCAATGGCAGGGAAACCTGGCGATGGTGACAGCCCGCATTGCGCGATTATTGATGAATATCACGAGCATGATACGGACCATATGTATGAAGCGATGACAATGGGGATGGGCGCGCGTTCTCAGCCACTAACACTCATTATCACGACTGCAGGTACATCTCTTGAATCACCATGTTATGACAAAGACAAAGAGGTAAAAGAGGCTCTCAGCGGCATAGTCAGCAATGATCGTCTGTTCGGCATGATTTACGAGCTGGATGATGGCGATGACTGGACTGACCCTAAAAACCTGATTAAAGCGAACCCCAACCTTGATGTTTCCATCAAGTACAGCGATTTGGTTGAGCTACTGGAAGTCGCAAAACAGGTCCCGCGTAAGGTAAACGCCTTCAAAACTAAACGCCTCAATATCTGGGTGTCTGGTAAGTCGGCGTACTACAACATGACGCAATGGCAGGCGGCGGAAGATAAGTCTCTGCGGTATGAAGATTTTGCCGGCGAGGATTACTACCTCGGTCTGGACCTTGCCCGCCGTCTTGACCTTAATGCCGGTGTTGGGGTTTTTGTCCGGGAAATCGAAGGCAAAAAGCACTACTACTGCGTAAGCCCGAAATTTTGGGTACCTGAAGATACGATCAACAGTACGGATCCGAAAGAAGCTAAAACTGCTGATCGTTATCGTAAATTCAAAGAAATGGGTGTTCTGGAGGCAACAGATGGAGCAGAGGCTGATTATCGCGAGATTCTGGCCAGCATTATCGACCTGCAGGACATCCATAAGGTTCGTATCAGCGAGATCCCCATAGACCCCAGCGGAGCAACAGCGCTCAGTCATGAGCTTCAGGATAACGGTTTTGAACCGATTTCCATCCGGCAGGACTACACCAACATGTCTCCACCAATGAAAGAGCTGGAAGCAGCGCTTGCCGGTGGACGCTTCCATCATGACGGAAATCCTGTTCTGTCATGGTGTATCAGCAATGTCATCGGCAAAACGGTACCGGGTAGCGATGATATCGTCCGACCAACGAAAGGTGACAAGCAGTCAAAAATTGACGGCGCAACGGCGCTTTTTATGGCTATAGGTCGTGCAATGTTGAATGGCCGGGTGAGTAATTCATCCGTTTACGACGAGGAAGATATAGCATGCTAATGACATTTTTGAGTTTTTTTATCGGCCTCGCCGGAGCCGCGTTACTGTCTGCCGGTGCCTGGCTTATTTTACCTGCAGCAGGGCTTATTACTGGCGGTGGAATCTGCCTGCTGTGGTCATTTTTAATCGCGAGATCGATGTCTGCCAGCGTAATTAAATCGGGGGGTGAATAATGTTCATTCCCCAGATGTTTCGGGGTAAATCTCAGTCTGGTGGTGGCTTCTGGCAGGCTATGCTGGGTGGTGTGAGTTCCAGCCAGAGCAAGGCGGGAATAATGGTTACACCTGAAACCGCAATGGCGCTATCGGCGGTCCGCGCATGTGTAACGCTTCTGGCAGAATCGGTGGCGCAGCTGCCGTGTGAACTTTACAGGCGAGGTGCTAACGGAGCCCGTAAGCGAGCTACTGACCACCCCGTTTATGATCTTGTACATTCCCAGCCTAATAAAAAGGACACCTCTTTCGAGTATTTTGAGCAACAACAGGGCCTGCTTGGTCTGGAGGGGAATTGCTACTCGATCATCGACAGGGACGGGAAAGGTTATCCCCGCGAATTAATCCCGGTTAATCCCCAAAAGGTCATTGTCCTGAAAGGCCCGGATGGGATGCCATATTATGAACTCCCCGAAATTGGCGAAACGTTGCCAATGCGCATGATTCATCATGTGAAAGTATTTTCGCTCGACGGTTATATCGGCAGTTCTCCAATCCAGACAAATGCGGATGTACTTGGGTTAAACCTGGCTGTGGAGGAACATGCTGCTCAGGTTTTTCGTCGAGGTACGACGATGAGCGGTGTTATTGAGCGTCCAAAAGAAGCTGCGACAATCAAAAACCAGGATGCAATAGACAGACTGCTGGCAAAGTGGACGGACAGGTATTCCGGCGTCAGGAACGCATTCTCTGTTGCATTGCTTCAGGAAGGGATGAGCTACAAACAGCTATCTCAGGATAATGAGAAAGCGCAGTTGTTACAGTCCCGTCAATGGGGCGTGGAGGAAGTGTGCCGGCTCTATAAAATCCCGCCTCATATGGTGCAGATGCTGGCGAAAGCCACAAATAACAACATTGAGCATCAGGGGCTGCAGTTTGTGATGTACACGCTGTTGGCCTGGCTGAAGCGTCATGAAGGCGCATTAATGCGCGATCTGCTTTTACCCAGCGAGCGCGGTGATCTGTACATTGAATTCAATGTTTCTGGCCTGCTGCGCGGGGATCAGAAGTCACGCTATGAATCTTATGCCTTAGGCCGCCAGTGGGGCTGGTTATCGGTTAACGACATTCGCCGCATGGAGAACCTTCCACCCATCGCCGGAGGGGATAAATACCTGACGCCTCTGAATATGGTCGACAGTAAACAAATCTTACCTGGCGATAACACGCCAACAGCAAAACAACTGGCAGAAATCAACTCTATTCTGTCCAGAAACTGAATATCACCCGCAGTGCGGGCTGACCTGGTAAACATCATGACAAAAAATTTAATTAATCTGCCGCATCTGGCGGCTATAGGACCATCGAAAACCTGAGTCAATACAGTAGTATGATGTCCTTTTTACGTTCAAGAACCCTATCTTTGGGTAGATTCTTGCTCTTATTGACAATAAGAAATGCTTTGAGTCCAAAGGTAAGAGCGGAGGGATGGTGATGGGTGGGGACCTGTCATCCCCACAGAAAAATCAAGTTATACACGTTCATCATTCGCTCATCAGCCACACATCAGCCTCTTCAAACATTTCCTGAACAGTACGGCTTATCTGTTCCTTCTCATGCTTGCTGGCGTCAGTGTTGATCGCCGGCAGCGTCATCATCGGTTTTACCCAAGTACCAGTATCGGGAAAAGGCGCGGTTTCACACTTATTTCCCTTAGAATTACATCCTTTACATTAGACCTATGAATACAAGATGAAGTGCCACTTATTTGGCTAAAATGCAAACACAAATCTAACTTGGATGTGGTTTTGCGTTATTTTATAACGTTCTTTTCTAATAAAAAACATAAAGAAATATTTGTTTTAGCCGATAATCTGTTTTAACTGTATGTATTTGATTCACGACAGATAGTAGAATGTATGTTGTTACATAGGGTCAGGCATATAAAGAGGTCGGCGTGAAGAATAACCACAATTTAAAACGAATTAAGCCTTATATGATATCAATCATGTTTTCATTTTTTATTTTTTTCTCATTGTCTGAGATTTCAATGTATTATATATACAAGGAGAGGATTGCATCATATACAGAACGAGTTTTGAATAGAAGCGTTAGTCTCATTCAACAGATTGATAAAATAAATGATAGTTATGAAATATTTAATGCTTATAGTCCTTGTAGTGAACTACAACTTCATGCTCTAAGAGTGGCCTTATGGCCCTATGCTCTTATAAAAGATATATCATTTATTTCAAATGGTGCAGTCATATGTAGTGCTTTATGGGGAGTGTTGCCAGCACCATTGCTTCTCAATATCTATGATAGAAAAGTTGAAAAGGACAATGTAACTTGGTTTTTTGGTGTGTTACTGGAAAATAATGTAAAAGCTGATTTGCTAAGCAATCAAAAATTAGCCATAACGATTTCACCATTTGCATTTAATAGATTTGTTACAGACCATGAAGAGAAGGGGTTTTCTGCAATTGTAGGTGACAGAGATCATTCGCTTCATTTGTTCAAACTTGGTGAGCAGGTCGATCTTCTTGAAGAGGCTCAGCATGATAAATCCTACCAACTAGGACTTATTACCACGCAAAGCTGTAATAAAAATAATAATATCTGTGTCATGGGGGGAGTTAAATTTCCGTGGATGAGTTTCGATAGTTGGTTAACGATGTTGTTGATTTCCTTTACATCTATTGTGACCGGTGTTCTTCTGGGTGGTTTTTATAATCAAAGAGTTGCACGTAAGCAATCATTAGTTTCAAGATTAAAAAATGCGATAAGAAGCGAATCATTATATCTTGTGTATCAACCTATTTATAAAATAAAAACCGGAAAAATTATTGGTGTAGAAGCACTAATTAGATGGGATGATCATGATATTGGTAGCATTCCTCCTGATATTTTTATCCCTATTGCAGAGAAGCATGGTTTAATCCAGGGAATAAGTGATTTTGTATTTCGAATGGTAGTAAAGCAAACCATGTCTCTTTCTGAGGAATTTGATATTTTTATAAGCATTAATGTTAGTTCTCAAGACCTTCTGTCGGAATCATTTCAAGAAAAAGTGTTTCAGATGATTGATGAATCAAATATAAAACCTGGTATGATAATGATGGAGTTAACAGAAAGGCAGAGCGCGGAAATAAATTCCCTCCAAAAGGTTATTTCTTTATTTAATAATAAAGGTATATCAATAGCTATTGATGATTTCGGGACTGGTCATTCAAATTTAAACTGGCTATCAAATTTACAAATAGATGAAATTAAAATTGATAAGTCAATTACAGATTCTATTGGTGAACCCTCTGTAAATAATAATATCGTATCAGGATTGGTGGAGATTTTTAAAGATATAACTAACAAAGTCGTTTTCGAAGGTGTCGAGACATCAACTCAGGTGAAATATTTAACTGAAATGTTCCCTGAGTGCGGTGTCCAAGGATGGTATTACTCACAGCCACTATCTATAGATAAATTGACAAAGTTAGTAAATGATATTAATGGGGTTTAATATGTATTGCATTGTTTTTATTGTTTAATTTTATATAAGATACGTGTAACCGTGTACCATATAAATTTAACAGCTGAACTTTAATATCTCGTGCCGAATATAGTTGACTAGTTGGTTCGAGATTGAGTGAAATGTCGCGTTCTGATTCATCAGCGAGCAGGGCAAGATAATCTTCACGCGTCATTGACTGTAAAAAACGTCCACACATAGAAACCTCCAGCCATATGTCAGACTGAAAGTATAGGGCAGGAAGAAAAAGTGGTGCGCACCGGTAATGATTTAAAAAGGAGCTTGTAAGGTAAATTGGAATGATGGTTTTGTGAATTGATGAATTCTTAAAAATATGTAGATGCTGGAACAATGCGATCCCGAATTTTTCCCGACGACGCCACGAAACCAATAGCAACTGATTGATCTTGAATGGGTGCATTAGTAAGTATCAGGAGGTGTTTTTTAGTGGTTTTTTGGTGTTAACATATTGAAGTTTATAGGTTATTACGTTTTGATTTGTAAACAGGAATCGTATTCGGTCTCTTTTTATGTGGCGAATGCGATGCCATCCAGGGCAAAACACGTCTTATCGCATGCTGCATTCTCCATAAACCATACCATACTCCTGCCCTCGATCGTCCAGGCTTTTTTACCATCATTGCTAAAATTATAACCAGGTACCCTTGTACTCTGGAGGCGACATGGGACGACCTGACAATATCTATCAACGAATCGACGGTACACAGTGGCGTCACGTCTGGGTGGTTGGGGATATCCACGGCTGCTTCTCGATACTGATGGCTAAACTGCGCCAGTACCGTTTTGATCCCTGGCAGGATCTGCTGGTTTCAGTGGGGGATGTTATTGACCGTGGACCAGACAGTTTGCGTTGCCTGAAATTATTGCGTAAACGCTGGATTGTCGCGGTCAGGGGGAATCATGAACAGATGGCGCTGGACGCGCTGGCGACGGGGGATAAATTCATGTGGTTAATGAATGGTGGCTCGTGGTATGCGCAGGCGGAGCAACCGGCAGCAAAATTCGCTCTTGAAGAGTGTTGGCAATTACCCTGGATTCTGGAGCTGCACTGTCAAAACGGCATACACGTTATTGCTCATGCCGATTACCCGGATGATGATTATCAGTGGCTAAAAAAGATCGATTTACAGCGTGTGCTGTGGGATCGTTCGAGACTAATGAACAACGGTTGTGGGATTCGCGGCGCGGATCACTTTTGGTTTGGCCACACGCCGTTGCGCCATCGGCTGGATCGCGAGAATCTGCATTATATTGATACCGGTGCTGTATTTGGCGGCGAGTTAACGCTGGTACAACTGCAATAATCAAAAATCGCTGTATTCCTGGGCCGGGTGCCAGAAACTTTCGATGTAGTCATCCGCGGGTAAACACCCTCCGTTACGAATACGTTGATCGTCCATCGATATCAGGCACTGCTGCTCAGTTTTGTAGACATCAACCACGATATCTTCACAACCGCCATCCAGGTAGCACACAAAAAGAACCAGCGTGAACAT